TTTAGTTGCACCACCAATTGTGTCTGCTGACACACCTTCTGAAATTAAGTTGTTCTGAACATTAACACCACGTATAAGTGTACCACTTGGTGATGATGTTGAACTTAAAACTGTTATGTTTGCACTAAACGTATCGTAAATTGCTTTTGCTACTTTTACACTTGTTCCTGATCCTGGATCAGCAAAGCTAAAGTGTGATGGTGATATAACTTGAATAACATCAACTGATGTTCCGTCACCTTTTGTTAAAACTTGTGCAACAACTTCGATTGAATCTGATATTGAGTAACCGTTTTTGTTTGCCGCATTGTCATCAACTGCTGTTGCTACTAATGTAACAACTTTTTGCTCTGCTTTTTCAGAAGCAGTAGCAAATTGCTTCCAACCGTTTGCCGCACCAGTTTGGTTTAGGTTTAGCTGTCCAGTTGTTGAGTTGTACCATAATGCACCAACAGTTGTCGTGTGTGGATATGTTGTACCCACATGCACTGTTGTTGGGTGCCAGTTGGTTGATGAATTATAAACTTTTAATGATTGATTTGTTGTATCCCACCAAAGTTGTCCTTCTAATGGACCTGTTGGTGCGTTTGAATTAGCATTGTTTTCTAAAATTTTTACAAAATCTTCTGCGATGAGCTCACCATATCCTGTATAGTTCTTACCTATTAGTGTTATACCACCTACTGCCGCAGTTGTGCCGTTGTTAACCGTTGAAACTACTGTGCCTCTGGTGTTGTTTACTGTATATGACATAGTCTTTTTGCTCTCCTTATATTAGGTACCTATATATAGTACCTACATTATATTTATAATAATACAACAATTTCCATCCAAAATGCAAGTGTTTTATTGCAGTTGAACCCTAATTGTGTACACAATCTCAATTACCCTGTTTAAACTCTTTTGCACAGGGTGAAATATCACGTGTGTAAGCAAGTATTCACTTGCAATACCACCTGAATTGTATGCGTAAATCCCTAGCTCATCAAATATAAAATCTGTCGATGAATCTGATGTTGCTGTGTCAGAAGTGGTTTGACTTGCTGGCTCACCAAAATCTAACGTACATGTTATCTGTAAATCTGTGTATGATCCTGAACTAGTAACAATACTGACGTTGTTTTTACTGTCTGTAGTAGAATCTTGACCAATTAGTTTTTCATAAGTTCTGTTGTACAAACCCGCTGAATCATCTCTAATTGTTCCTGTGTTTGTGGTTTTATAATTGATAGCACCAGTGTTTAAAACATCTGAACCACCATTACCAAATGCCATATGATATATGCCATTATCTTGTGTTTTCCAATATGAAAGTGCGTTTGCGATCACGAAAGCCATGTTGCCAAAGTGAATTGCGTTACGTTTGTTTACTATCTCTTCACCAGTTTCAGCATCACGAATTAACAAGTGCCCTTCCATTTTTACTCTGGCACCTTCATCTACATGCTGTTCTTGTTGTTTATCGTTTTGTTTGTTCATTGTGTTTTCCATATCCATATTAACTTATACTATATTTATATGTTATATTAACTACATACTTATTGTTTAACCGTATACTGTAGATAAATCCTTCCATGATCCGTTTTCATAACCTTGAATCTTGTTGACTGTTGTGTTGTAAATCAATTCACCATTTTGTACACCTCCTAGGCCATTTCTGGCAGTGGTCGTGTAACTTGGCAATTTAAATCTTGGTGCATTACCACTGGCTATTCTTGTATCAACTCTCGCATCTGTGTAATACAAATTAGTTGACCCTTCTGGTAATTGGTCTGTGTTACTGAATTGTACCAATTGGAATCTGTTGAGAGTTCCACCATCATTTCTGTACATCAACAACTTGCCATTGTCTCCAGGACCAGCTGGTGAAAGAACGTTTGATAAATCTTGTAAATTTGCTAAGGCGATCCTAGCATCAGCCCTTGCGTTGGTATAGTACAAGTTGCTTGAACCTTCTGTTACTGTGTCTGTGTTGCCTTGTGTGTACGTCAAAGCACCAGTTGAACTATTGTATGCTAAATTGCCAGACGCTGAAATTGATGCTCTTGCCCTTGCTGTTGTGAAGTATAAATTACTTGACCCTTCTGATAAGTTATCTGTGTCCTTAGAGCTTATATCTAAATTTGTTCCTGTCTGTAAGTTGACTCTCGCATCTGCTCTAGCAGTTGTAAAAAACAAATTTGATGATCCTTCTGTAAATGAATCAGTGTTAGTCAATGGATTTGCTTGCCACACATAACCTGATGTGCTGTGATTGTATTTTAATAAGTAACCATCCTGTGCTGAAGTTGGTGTTTCAACATTTGATAATGTTTGCAAAGTTGCATTAGCGATTCTGGCATCCGCTCTTGCGTTGGTAAAATATTGATTCGATGAACCTTCTGATAAACTGTCTGTGTTTGATGCACCAATTCTCGCATCTACTCTTGCGTCAGTGTAGTACTTGTTTGAACCTTCTGATAAATTTGTTGTTGACTTGGTTGCGATCCTTGTGTCAAAATCTGCGTTGGCCCTTGCACTTGTGTAATATAAATTTGCACTTCCTTCACTAAGATTATCTGTTGTTTTTGTTGCTAGTGCTGAAGTGAAGTTAGCACCAAATCCTGCTGAAAGATCACCAGCGGCCAATGCCTTTACTTTGATCTTCCCTGTTGGGTTATCAAAGTATAAGAAATAACCATCGCTGGACCCAGTCCATTGTGTCTGGTCAAACTTGTCACGGAACGTGGTGTAATCAACAAAGTTATCATCCAGTTGATCAAATGTTAATGCTGTTCCTGAATTTCTTCTAAGTACTATTGCCATTATCTAGATCTCCAAGTCGCACCATCGTAAATTAAACTTAACATACCACCTGTTGGATTTGAACTAACAGTAAGGTCACTTGCCGCTCCATCGATGTTACTACCATTTCTAGCGACTATCAAATTATTAGTTGCAAAGTTTTCAGCACCATTTGTAAATTCAATTGTGTCTCCTGCTGACGGTGAAGCTGGTAAAGTTGCTGTAATTACTCCACTGGTTGTATCAACCATATATCTTTTTGAAGCTGTTCCACTAAATGATGACGTTTTGATTTCAAAACTGTTTTGAGCCGCGTCACCAACATACAAAGCATTGACAAATGCCTTAGTTACTCTAGCATCAATTGCCGTGTTGGCTCTTGTTGTTGTAAAATATTCGTTTGTTCCTTCTGATAAATCTGAAGTTGATTTTGAACTAAAACCTGCTGTAACTCTAGCATCAGCTCTAGCATCTGTGTAATATAGATTAGTACCTTCAGTTACTTCTGATGTTGTTGCTGTTTTTACTTCAACGTTTGATGTAGAATTATTCCAATACAACAGCTTACCATTGTTACCAGATGTAAACGTGGTTGAATCAAACAGTGCCTTAAATGTTTCGTAATCAGTAAAATTACCATCTAGTTCTGCTTGGGTTAATGCTGATCCTTTAACTAATCTTTTTGTAATTGCCATAATTTCTACCTATTCCTTAATATTTATCATTCTACATAGTCCTCAGGTGTTACATAGTCACCGCTTACATAATCTACCTGATTTTCGTTATTTGTTAGATAATTTGCTTGTTCATTGGTACTGTTCAACAATGATGTTGCTGAATCGTTCCAAAATCCTTTTGATTTAGCATTTGGAATATGTGTGTCTCCACTGTATACTTCAACTGCGTTGCTGTGATCTTGTATTGTTGTCCCATGTGTTCCTCTAATTACATCACTCAATACGTTTCCACTGACTCTGCTGTATTCGATTCTTTCTGATCCAATCCATATTACAGCAGGCTTGTCAGTTACTGTATTATCAACTTGATTCACTATTTGTTTTGGTGTTGGTATCTTAGTTGCATCTGTAACTGTAATTAGATTTGATGATTTTGTTATAGCACCATTGAGTGTTGTGTGATCATCAGTTGAACTTGGTGTACCAGAGTTGTCAACAAATTTATCTCTCAAGTAGTCAACAGTTCCGTATGGTGTGTAGTGTATTTTGTATTGTGATAGATCACCTGATCCTGTTATGACAGGTCTTACAATACCTCCTGACACATATTGTTTCAATGCTGTACCTCCAGAAGCGTAAGGATGATAACTAGCACCATTTACTGTATCAGCATCAAGTTTACTATTGTTTAATTCAAATGTGTTTGCTGTTATATTTTTTATTATGAATGTGCCATTAATATCAGAAGCAATGTTGCTTGTTCCATCATTTGCTAACACACCACTGATCACTATTTTATCGTTGTTAAAATAACCATGTGATGGTGCAGTTACTACTACTGGATCTGCTGTTGTGTATCCTGTGATTGATGCTTCTGTTGTATCTATTCCTGATAATTCAAAAGAAGTTGCTGTTGCATTAGCAACTGTGTAGACATTATTGTTTAGTTGGTTTATTCCTTTAATTTGTGCTAACTCAATTTGATCACCATTTGATAAACCATGAGCAGTAGCACTTGTAACCACTGCCGGGTTTGCATTTGTAATTGCTGTTATATTTTTATGCTGTAAAGATTTATCTGTGTTGTCATTTGATTTAACAGTAACCATCAATGACTCTTTTGGTTTAACTGGTGCAAGTTCTTCTGGATTTGGATCACGGTTTGGTCTTACGAAACCAGCTGAATCAAGTTGTGATTTGACCAATATCCATTTGCCTGCATCATAATCAGTTTTAAACGTTGTACTTGATGTGTGTGCAACATTGGTGTAATAAATCCTATCGTTGATCAAGTCCCAGCGTGATGTTTGCAAAGTTGTCTCATTTGTTAAATTTTTATGTGTTACGTTTGCAACATAAATTTTATTATTATGTTTTACCACATCACCAACTGTGTAACTGTTAGAAGCCGACCAAGCTGTTAAGTGTGTAAGATCATCGTGCTTAACAAAATCATTCTTTGCATAAGCTACTGAATAATTCCAAACAGAGGCTTTTGAAAAATTTGAATCGTACCATGATTGTATCGAATCAAAATCATAACCCATAGGTGGATTTGATGATGCCGCATCTCCATCCCAATCTAAACTGTCCCATGCAAAAGTTGTCAGCTCCTGACCAATTCTATCTCTGTTGACTTTGAATCCAATTGGTTGAATATCTAAGTCTTTGTAGAATCCAATTTTGTTTGAAAGTGTTGTAACAAACGAACTCACTGAATCTACGTTAGCAGTGTCAACAGCCGCAAGTTCAGTGGCATAATGATACTTGGCTAATCTATCAACATGTGTGGTTGTTGGCGTTGAAGATTTGACAGCATTAATTTTTGCAACGTCTGTGGCTTCAGTTGTTGGTTCAAAGTTTGTGTGTTGCCATTTACCTGCTTGTACGTCAGTAACGAAATTTGATGATGTGTGTGTTGTGTTACATTGCCAGTATGCACCTTTGTGTTTTACTTTAACACCAGCAGTATATGAAGTTGATGTTGCCCATGTAGTAACAACATTGACTGACGGCGAAACTAAAGTTATCGCTGTGCTGATTCTATCAAATGCCATTTTGGTTTTTACTTGTGGCGATGGGTTTGTATTTTTGTTAGTGTTGGTATCTAGTGCGTAATCTGAAGTACCAGTGAAATCACTCATTGCCATGTTGGCGTTTTCTCTTACAGGTTTTTTCTTGCTTGAGAAATTTCTAATCTTAGTTCTATATGGTTTAACTTCTTCGATGTAAGTTTTAACATCATTGAATGGATCTTTTTCAAATGATGCTTTTTGTGTTAATGCTGTGTCTTGCTGTACCACATTGAGATAAGTTGATTTGAATAACCAGTCAACGTGTTCTTGTTCGCTGTTTACGTATCTAATTATTGCAAATAATAAATCATTTTGATATTTTAAATTTTGTGCTATTAGAACATTATCTTTAATTGCTTTGATGTAAGCACGAAGTTCAGTAGCCATTGTTGTTGAATCTGCTTCAGTGTACACTGTTGTTTTTAATTTTGCTGTTGCTGTTTGTAAACCAACTCTCACTAGTGATAAATTACTTGAATCATATGACGTTGTTGTGCCTGCAAGATAATCAGCATCAGTGTATTGCCACAACTCCCATTTAGAATTATAACCATAATTTACTTTGATGATATCATCTCTAGATAATTGACTGGTGTTGATTTCAGTATAGTAATCTACAATTCTGTTAATCACTGTGTCGTCACTGAATGAAGCATTGTAATACCAATTTGTTTTTTCATAATAAACGGCAGTGGTCAAATCATCGTTCCAGCCAAAGTGATTTGCATCTAATAATATACTAGATGTGATAGCATTCATTGATTCAAATAATACTTTTCTCGCTTTTTTAGAATCTTTAAACCAGCTCTGTCTTGGTCTTACACTTGAACCATAACGATCATTTATTGATAAAGTCATGTCTGGTACTGTACTGTTTAATCTATCAAATCCAACTAAACTGTCGACCATTTTGTTCCAAATTTGATCTTGTATTGGAGCATCTGGATAATTTTCTCTTATCAGTAACCATTGTGCGTGTTTTGAATTTGTTTTATCGTCTGTGTTACGTTTTCTATAGTTCAACTGCAATACTGTGTTTTGTTTAGTGGTGAAATCTAAAACATTAGCAATTGATATTGCGTTTTGTGAGACTGGTGCAAAGTAATTTAGTCCTTGTGTAATTGGAGAAGTAATAACACTTGCTACTGTTGAGGTATCATTTGTTCTTCCTTCTAACGCAGGAACTGTTGTGACATTTTTGACCCAGAAGTAATATGTTGTTATGTTTGCTGTTGTTGATGGATCTGTTTTAACTTTTGTAGAATAATTGGTTGTCGATTTGACTGTGCCACTGCCTGTGTAACTTTCTGGTGCTACTGATGATTTTACCCATTCATAAATATCCACACTTGCTCCTGGAAATAATCTACCCCAGTATTTTCTACGATATAAATTATCATGTGATTCATAATCAATATATCTGGTTGTAGATAGATCCCACCATACTTGACCAACGTATTCATCTTGCCATGGTTTGTTTGTACTAATTTCGTTTGTATCAGAATGATTGTTATACACTGCCGGATCAATCTCTGTCTTGTATTCAATCTCTCTATCTGCCTGTGGAGGTAATATACCTTTTGCAGGATCATATGGTACAAGAGTCAAATCAACTTTGTTATTTCGATCATCATATATGACTGCTTTTTCAAACTGGTCAGTTACAACTTTGTCTTGCTGTCTACGTTTGGTATTTGCAAAATAAGTTGCATTTGTTTTTGTTGAATCATCATAATCAACATCACTGTGTAAGATCCATGTTCCACCGTATGACGGAGACACTGCTGTGCTTTCTGTGCCACGTATTGAATTGTAAGTTGAAATAATAGATGAATTGGCTGTGAACCTGTAGACTCCCCAGTAACCGGTTGAGTCATTGTCTAACCAAACCAAATCACCTTCTGACCATACAGCTGAATTCAATGACGTGCTAGTTAGGAAGTTTTGCAATGTATCACTTACTGTTGTTGATATTAATGAACTGTCTAGTGTTCTGTTGAGTCTTACATCTTTCCAGTCAAGCAATTTAATACCACTTGAATTAATTGTGGTATTGTCTGCTGTGGTTACAAATTCTGCTGTGCCATCTGGTTTAGTAATACTGTATTCTTTAGAAGTATAGTTTAATGTTAGTGTAACATTACCAGTTGTTGCTGATGAAACAGAAACGTTTGCTCTAACAGTTACGTTTGCATTATCTGTAACTGTGCCACTAGCCGAGATGTTGGATGAGGCAACTGCCTGTAAATTAGCAGTAGGAACAGTGTAAAGTGTAGTTGCAGTTGACCCATCCCATGATTCAACTACGATGGAAGGTGATGTACCGTCCCATGCAGTAGTCACGTTTGCAGTTAAACTACCCAAAGAATGAACTTTTGTTAAGCCTGTATTTAAGTTGACTGTGAAATTTGCTTTTGTATCTTTTACAGTAATACTTCCTGTTGCTGTTGATGTGATACCTGAACTAAATCCTTGGTTTGCATAAGAGCCAGAATAGCCTGGAACAGTAATGGCTGTAATCGCTCCGCCACTCACTGTTATATCGCTTGATGCAATACTTATCGAAGAAGCATCTGATTTTGTAATTGTAATAGTCGGTGCTTGATAATTTGCTCCACCGTTTGTTATAACTAAATCTTTTATTTCACCAAATACTCCACCAGTACCATTTCCAGTAAATGTAAATGATGGTGCTGTGTAATCTGTGCCTAATGTTTTGGCTGTTCCGGAACTGTTTTTAACTGTAAATCCATTTGGTGCTGTAGAATAGTTTGACCCACCACTGTTTAAAGTATACCCTGTTGGTGCACCGCCTGATTCACTAGACACTGTTGCAGTTGCACCACTACCAGTTGTTCCAGTAAATGTAATTACATCTCCTGTGGCAAATCCAGTACCACCTGTCGATGTAACTGAAGCCACTGTGCCTGCAATATTGCCCACTGCCAATTGTGCTCCACTGCCAGCCACGTTTGCAAAAGGTATTGTCACAGTAGGTGCTGTTGGTGTTCCTTGAACTAGTGTTAAAGTATGTGTCCCCCAAACTGTTGGATTGATAACTAAATTTCCTGAGCCATCATATGTTTTGTGCAGTATAACTTTTTTACCTGTGCCAATTTCTGCACCAGTTCCATTTACAGTAACTTTCATTGCAGTGTTGGCATCACCATTTGAAACTATGTGATCAATCTTGGTATTTAATTCATATAGTTTGTATGCGTTCCAATCTTTTCCTCCAGTAACATCTTTGGCCACCCAGGCTGTTGATCCTATTGCAACATTGCCTGTTTGTGATCCATAGACACTGTCAAGTGCTGTTGAATCATATGCTTTGTATGTTGGATCATTAAAATGTACGTAACCAGCTGTTGGAATATTTGATTCTACTGTTGACACTGTTGGCCATAAATTTGCCAATGTTTTTTCACCTGTTGGTTTTTTCAACCAACGTTCTGTATCATCAATATCAATAGTTACAATTTCATCTAATGTAGAATCATAGCCAGACACTGCTGAATTGTCTGTTGGTAAGACAAATTCAAATAATAAAGGATCAGTTACAACATCTTCTGCCTTAACTCTTAATTCAATCTGTTGGTTAAAATTTGTTGATCCAAAGTCACCAACTTTAAATGCCCATTCTTCATATGTATCAAACGATTGATCAGTGCTTACAGTAGTTGAACGTAACAATCTATCAATGGCATTTGTTGTACCTTTTTGTTTAATCATACCTTGATACAATTTAACTTGATTACGTTTTGACACACCTAAGTTTGTTAAGTAATTTCTTTCTTGATAACCAATTAGATGCATTGCCGCATCTCTAAAATCAGTGTCAACTTTTTCAGCATCAACATCATAAAAGTTTAATGTATCTTTTACAGATTTTTCAAAGTTGTTAATAAGTGATGTATCGTTGATGATAAACCCATCTGCTTCTAGTTTTCCGTTCCAGTTGTTTGATCTCACTGTTGATATTTTAACTCTTGGTTGTCTTTGTGCCAACAATGTGTTGTAAATTGTATCATTGAATATTGTTTTGTTGTTTAATGTAATAGAATGTTCTGTCTCTTTAACGTATAGTCTTAAACCAAATATCCCTACACCATTTTTGTGTGAAATTGTAACATCATTATCGTTGCGTGAAACTTGAAGTTGTTTTGCATTCAACCCAAATCCTTCTTTGTTTAAAGCACTGTAACTACCATTGATGATGTCAGTCAAACTTTGAACCACACCACTGCTTGGAGAAAATTTTAATTCTTGTGACGATGGGCTCAATGTAACATAGTTTCCTGGTTTCCATTTTCCTAAACTCCAAAATAAAAATTCTTTTGCCGAATATCTCCAATCTAAATTTTCACCTATGTCTGAATTATGTTGATCGAAGATCCAACCTTGAGTTTTTAAATATTCTCCATAACCTACAATCACATCATAAACTTCTTGTCTTGTTCTAAACACAGTGCCAAAATCTATCGGAACAATATTACTGTAATCAAACTGTGTATAATGTTCAACTTCGGTTCCACCTTGCTGTGGAAGTTTGTTAATTTTTTTGAAGTATGACAAATTTGGTGATACATCTGCTTGTGCTGATGTATGTGGTACCGTACATTGATAATATAAATTATTATACACGACAACTTCATCTCTATGATACATTGTTCCTGTGTCATAACCAATTGGTACTATATCTTTACCACCAACTTTCACAGAATAACTTGGACCTGATTTAATTTGTTTGTATGTATTAAAATATGGATTAGTTGTGTCATAACCATAAATTTTATATCCATTTTCAGTTAATTCAACAATACAAGCACTGTACACAGCTTCTTGTATACTTGATCCTTGATATAAGTTTAAGTTGATATCTTCAGGAGGAATAATAATGTTTGTGCTTTTACTTGTTGAGTCATATGCTTCTGATTCAATTTTTAATTTTGTTGAGTCAATAAATCCTGCACATCTATACATCAAGTTAGTTTGCATGTTTCTAATTATATCACCAAATGCAATGCCAACTTGATTACCTTGATAAATTACATAATCAGATATAAAATTTTGAATACCAGATCGATAGTATCTTGTGTTGTTAGAATCTGTCTCTGCATGAACATAATAATTATTATTAACTGGTCTTCTGCCAGAAGTTTTATCTATTGTTTGATTCTTGTCAATAAATGCTTTTTGGATGTTGTCAACTTCCCATAATTTGTCCATATATGAAACAGGATTTGTCAAATACATTAATTGTTGAAGTGCATATGAATATGCAGTTGATGTAACAAACGCATGTTCTACCGGAGCACCGTCACCAAATTTCCAACCTGCTTGTGATGCCTCTCTAGATGGATCTGTAGATATAATACCAATTTGTTTAGGACTTAACAAATTACCACCTGTATCAACAGGCACATATTTTGAAAAACCTGGTTTTTTGTAAACATTGTCGTTACCTAAATAAGATCTATTAGTGTAATTTTCTCTTACACCATCACGAATAATACCTTGTTCGATATCTGATATCAGTTGTGTTCTTACCGATGGTGTTGTCCAAGTATAATATTGATCCCACCAAATCGGTTTTTGTGAAAACCCTAGCATTTCCCATGGATGTGTATGTGGTCGATCAGTTCCATAGAACCAACGATATATTCCTCTCCAGTGTCCTGGAAGTGCCACGCCTTCTTGATCCTGTAATGACGAATAGTTTATCACTCTCCAATCAACATTTACAGTGTCTATTTTTCTGCCTGCTTTACTTTGTGATCCTAGTATTACTTCGTCAATCAAAAATTTATCAACCACTGAATTAATAGTGATAGTATTTGTATCATCACTTACACTTGTGACAATACCTTGTGCACCAGAATTCGATCCAATAATTTCTTCTCCTACCACAAACTTTTGTACTGCATTTGATAAACTGCCTGAGCCACCTACTTGAACATATTGAGCATTCACATAATTTGTAACAAGATAATTTGCGTTTCCATCAAGTGTAATTGTTTCTGCATAGCCGGTATTTTCTTGATAGTTCACTGCGTTTTCATTTGTCCATCTAGAAAATATTGGACGCATTATATCATCAATTTCTTTTTTCTGCCATGAAGTTGAATTAAATTTAGTTGGAATAACTTGCTGTGGCTCATATGATGCAATTTTATCTTGATCTGAAATAACATGACTTAATGTATTGTAAATTCTTTTCTCTAATTCTAATAATGCTGTATCTCTTAAATCATTGTATTTTAAAACTAACGTGCCATCATGACATTGGATAAAGTTTCTTGTACCGCTACTGTAAGTAACTGTGTCAGAAATTTCTGTTGGCTTATAAATTTTTGCAACTCCTAAAGACGCTGGCGTGCTTGGTATCCACGTTGGTTGTTTAGTTTCATAATAACGTATCGTGATAATATCGCCTACTTGAGGTTTGTCTGCAACTCTTCCTAAGAAAACTACTTTGGTTCCCTTAGATGATTGATCAACAATGTAATCATGATTTATTAACATCTGCACATTATTCTTGTATATGTATAGTGCTTTTGTTTTATAATCAGCATCAGGATCAAATGAACTTGATATCATTAATCCTGGTTGTAAATTAAATATTTCTTGTGTCACAGTGTTAAGATTTAAGAAAGTGCTTTGTGTTCCCCATGTTCTATTTGTTGTGGTAATAGTATGTGTTTCAGCAGTATACCTGTCACCACTTGCAATCAAATTTGAATATGCATATGGATCATTGGTACTTTTACTAATGTTTAGATTTGTGATAGCTTGGTCAACAACCTGTGCAATATTTAAACTGTGATTTGTATTTTGTATATTGTTCACTGCATTTAAAAATTTTAATTGGAATTCTTGGTACCTATCTTTAGTATATCTCAATGATTCGAGCATGTCTATGTCACTGTTATTTGCTATTGCCATTGTTTTAAGTAACGGTGCATCGTGTTGTAAGATAACAGAACCAAGGCTTAAATTTTTTGCTGTATCTCTATAATTGTTGGAACCATTAACTGATCCAGTAAAGTTAGGTTGTGCTTGAATGATTGACTTGAAGTGTTCAAACACTTCACTGTAAGTGGTTGTGCCTACATTCTCATTAGACGCATTGTTTTGTAAATTTTTTGGTATCTCATAATAGTTTACAGCTTTAAGTGGATTAGGATTATTTGTACGGTAATAAACTTTGATAAAATCTCCAGCAATCAAGTCAGTTGTAAAATTAAACATAACACTATTTGACATAGTGTAGTCTGTACCAAATACTAATTTTGTGCCATTCTTGTAAACATCTATATCAAGAACGGATGTTGGAATAACTTCTAATACCAATGGTGTTGTTAAATTTCGATTACTAACTGTGTGCTCATGCACCATTTTTTGAGATATTTTGTTTGACGGATCAGTTAACCATTCATTTTTATATTCTACTTTTGTGGCATCGTCGAGTGTGCTTACAGAATTATCAACAACAACAAATGATCCACCCATGTTATTGTGTACTCCACAATGATAGTATAATGTATTTGGTGCGTTTGCAGGAACTGTAAATTTTAATACAGATGACGTTCCGCCATAGTATGCTCTTGAACCTGTCACACCTCCAGTATATTCGTTATTAAATCCAGTTTGTGTAAATGTGTTTGGATATGCATCTACTGGTGGCCAAGTTCCAACAGCGCCAGGTGTTCCCGGTGAATCAGGATCAGTTTTCATTGCAACACCATTTACGAGCAACGTGTTTGACGCACCTGTTATAAACTGTCCTGCATTTTGCGTATTAATTTCTTGATCTAAAATTACTGTCGCATTTTTTGTTATATCTGCTTTTACGGTTGCAGTTACTCCACTGTTATTATTTTGTGTGATTACATCACCTTTTTTTAATGTTACAACATCATTGAGCACTAGTGTTTTTGTAAAACTTGCCCAACCAGTATTGCTATTAGAAATATAAAATGGATGACTAGCATTTGAGTAACCAGTTGCTGATGATTCCGGAGAACTAAATTTAAAATTGTAAGTGTTGCCTCTAACTAATATTAAAGCAGGTGCTTCTTGTCCGTTTATGTAATACTTGTTAACTTTTTCATTGCTGAGACTTGGATTTACATTAACTTCATAATCAATGTTTTCAGCAATCGTTTCTGGATATGTAAATTGCTTGTAATATTTGTATCCTGTTATGTTGTTGCTACCATCAGTATATGTATCTTCATATAAGAAGTTAGAAAACTGTATGTCACTTCGATCAGATCCAGATGAGTAAGACAGTGCAAATCCTAGTTCAGCATCGTTGATACTGCCACTGCCTGTTTTAAAACCAAATATTTTTGATCCTGTAAAGTTAGATGATGCATACGTGCCGGTATCACTCAACAACACTTGGTTGTTATCATATAAGTTATACAAAGGAGGTTGATTTGATGCTGTTTTAAGTTGTGCTTCATTCCACCCGACACCATCGTAATACCATTCAGTTCCTTTGAATGTACTTCCTTTTTCAATGTAAACCTTATCTTTGTTGACCAGTGTTGATACAACTTTTGTTAGAGTTATGCTTGTGCCAACTCCAGACACTTTCCATATCGATGAAGCTACATCAAAGGCTGTGTTTGAGACATCCCATCCTTGGTCACCACCAGTTCCGCCACCACCACCTGTTGCTGGATTTGAATCTGTGTCGTGATCCCAAAGCACACTGTCTCCATCCCACTTAACATAGTCATCTTGACTTGATGCATTTGGAAATAGTATAGTGTCTTGGTTTTGTAAAAGATGTCCGTCTATAACAATTGATGATTGACCTTCGACTTGTGTTTTAGATAAAGTATTTTCAATCACAGTCACATCTCGTAAATGTTTTGCACCATAATCATATAATTCAATATCTTTTTTAAATTCTAAAATAGGTCTCAATGCACGTCTGGCTGATGTACGTTGGAAAGATGATGTTGACTGAATAATCTGTACATCAAATGCTGATGTATCCCAAGAATCATCATCCCACAGTTGGTCAGTTTCAGATGAACTAGAAACTGACGGATAATTCTCAAGTGTGTCTTTGTGTACCCAACCATTTGACTTTGACCAAAGGTTGCCATCTCTAGCTCCACGTTCGACTGTGACATAATCTTTTTTTGCTTCAGATGAATCATTAATACTTCTCAGTGTTCTTGTGTCAATTAATTTTATTTCTCTGCCAACACCTTCAATGATAAATGTTACTGCTGTTCTTGTTGTAGCAATTGCAATGACTCCACTTGTTCCTGCTGAAGATGTTATAGTTACTGAGCCTGGATAAACTCCATCAGCTAAACTTTTTTCAGTTATCTCGACCGCTGTTATTCCGCCACTTCCATTAACAGTTAGAACTTTACCAACAGTTGTTGTTCCTATTTTAATTGCATCGTTGACCACATACCCTGAACCTGCGGTACTAATAGTTGCAGATCCAATTGCATAAAAATATTGATATGATGCACCAGTAATATATGAACCTTCAAAACGAATGTGTAGTCCGTTTGTAAAAACTGTTCCATCTGGTGCTGTGTAACTTTTTTTACCTACAATGTCTGTTGGCAACGTAATACTAGTTGTTGAACTTCCGTCAATTGGCTTAGATGGTAATGATGCAAACGCACCACTAGTTTCTGTTGTTAAACTGTCATTTAGTGGATACCAATAATAATTGGCATAGTTTAAATACTTGTCAACGTCAATTGGTGGAGCATAAGAATAATATGATGATTCAAAAAGTCTTGAATGCTTTTTGACGTTACCACCATCATATCTTATTTTGTTTACAACATCATCATATGTTGATTGATATGATATTGTTTGCGTGTCTGCGTTTCTAACAACTGTTGCTGGCTCAAGTTGATAGTTTATTCTATCAACCGTTGGTTCAGATATGTAAGAATCTTTTGTTGCGTTTAATAATCTTCCTTGTCTTTGTCCGACAAATCCTTTTTCAAATGTGCTGTTTTCATTTTTAAACCACTGGTCAACTGTTGAATCAAAAAAGTTTTTTAACTTGGTTGATTGTAAAACATGTGGTAATGTTCTTGATGCAATAAATTGCTCAGCCATTGATTACGACCCCTTTTTTAAATTCTGATCAGTAAATGAATTTATTATTTCAATGTTATCAACTGTAGCAGTAGAATAAAATAACTCATTTGGGTCTGAAGTAATTTCAAACAAATCACCAAATACAGATTCTGCATCTGAACCAACAATAACAACTGAACTGATCTGTGTTGACAGTTGGCTGTGTATGTAAGCACATAGTTCTGTGTAATAAAAACTTTCACCGTATGACCAATTTTTTATATCAAAGAAATCATTGATTGAAGATAAAACTCTTGCTTTGATTTCATTGTCTGTTATTGTTGCTCCTGCTGATTTGATAATTTTAAACTTTCCTTGTAGACTTTGATCAGCAGTTGTGCCAAATAATTTTTTAAATTTGGCCGGTGTGTAGATTAATTGATCTCCAATTGCCTTATATGGTTTTAATATTGATGCAAACGATGTGTTTAAAGTTTCAACACTTGGTTCTGTTGGAAACTCACTAGCCGATCTGTTGTTTGCTGTCCATTCAAGAACATCGTTATAGTAATCAGTGGTCAACACAATAAGTTCAATTATGTTTGATATGCTTGGATCTATTCTTTGATCTCTTGGAGCAGTATGTTTCCATTGGAAGAATAAAGGATTGCTTAAACCAGAAGTTGTTGTGTAAGAACGACCAACATTTGATCTATAAATTGTTGTACCTATTGTTGCGGTATATTCACCTTGTTGTCCTGTTGTGGTTACCAGTGTTCCTGAATTGTAAAACTTTTTAGTTGTAGTTAAAAATTCAATACCACTGTTAGTGAGTGTGCTTACAGGAGTAACTGCCGTAGACAGTTTGTAATATGTATATCCATCAAATTCTTGATAGCTTTCAAAGAAGATATAATTTTTTTCACTAGCTGTGTCATATATTAAATCATCTATCGCTAATGGATAATTTGGCATACTATCTTCATCTGCATCGTATGGAGCCACTTTAACTTTTTTATTATCAACATATCCATCTTGTTCGATAAAGTTATCAACCACCGCCAGTTGTATAGCATCTGGTAATCTACTACCTATTTGCTGTGAAGTTAATGTTACAGTTGGTGTGCTTGAATATCCTGCACCTGCTGTAATTGGTGTGACTGCAATGACTGATCCATCGTGTACTGTTGCAATTGCTGTTGCATTTGTAGTTGGACTGCCTCCAGTTATTGTAACTGTTGGTGCTGTTGTATAATTTGCTCCTGGTGCCGTTACTGTAAATCCTGTTATAGATCCGCCGCCAAGTGTTGCTGTTGCTGTTGCTCCTGAACCTTTTTCAATTGCAGTGTTAACATCTGCTAATATATCAATTCTATCTTGTACACTTAAACCTGTTTGGGTATCAAGTGTTTTATAATCTTTTACATAAAAGAATCTTACATCATCAGTTGATTGGAACACATAATCTAAACCTCTTGCAGTTAGAGTAAATTTGGCATTTGTGTTGGCACCTTTTTCAGTGAATTGTACTTTAACTAACCAACTTGAATCGTTGTTAGATCCTGGACTTCCTCCACCAATTGAATTATTAGCACTAGAAAATTCACTTGTTTGATCTAAATTTGCATTAGCTATAACATACCATTCTTCTGCTTTACTTGAAGTTTTATAAAAATTATATCCAATAGCAAAAGTTGTCAACGTTGTAGATGCTGATGTCAATTGTGATAACAACGTTGATCTTTCAGTCGACGTAAATGTTGTTCTTAAATGTGGAATAACTGTTCTTGCAATATAGCCAGCTGGTATTGATTCAGTTAACTGTATTGGTCCAGTTGTTAAATTTGTTTTATCTCCGTTGGCTGTAACACTTTTTACTGTTGCCCAAATTACTTTTGTTGGATTACTGTAAGTGTTTACAAATTCAATCTTTGAACCTTTTCTAATGTAACCATGTCTAGTTGTAGACGCCCCAGTTGCAACCAAACGTGCTGTTGCTGAATTGTCAGTAGTAAAGTGACCGTAGTAACTAGATGAAGCTGTAGGTAAAGTTCTCCAATACGCAGAGTTTGTTCCTGTTGATTCAAACTTAAATGTATCTGTTCCTGTTGACAAATTTGCTTCAATGTCTTTTTTATATGTGTCGAAATAGAAGTTTTGCATCTGTTGAGTTTGAATCATTTTTTCTAATTGATCAACTACACTATCGTATGAACTGTTGTCTAAAACTGATATAATGTCTTCTGTTGTGTTTGGAGATTTGAAAACTATGCCATCTTCACCAATACAATTTACATTGGCTACTGTGCCTGTTGGATCTTGAATATCTAAAAATCTTGAATGTCCCGCATGTGTTTTGTTTAATGCTTTTATCTTTCGTATTCCTGAAACTTTAGTAATTGGAAACACATTGTAATCTTCTGCTGTGACCATTCTGTCTTGTGTGTAATATGCCTGTGCAGAATTTAATTTTATATCGCTAATACTTTCTCTTGATGATGAATTTGTAATTGTATAGTTTAAGCTAAAAGTCATGGACAGGTCGAACGTTTGATTTGATTTATTAATGTAACCAAAAGATATACCTTTGTTTTGAATATCATTTGCCTGCACTGATTCACCTTTTAATGCACTAGCTCTATACCAAATACGATATAGTCCAACTGGTATGTTTCCAAAATCACCGTCTGAAAACTGTAAAGCGATTTGATCATCTAGTTTTGTTTTTACTTCAAATATGTTTCTTTCAGATAGTGCTAAACTATTATATATAATATTTTGTCCTGACAACGTTGGAACTTTTTTCCAATTGCTTTGCACCAATCCTGTAGAACTGATCTCTTGCACCCAAACATCTGTGTTGTTGATATCAGTGACATCAATATCTACGACTCTGTCTTGCACCGGTTGATCAAAATTAAAATCTTGATATGCAATTGAACCTTCTTTCATATACAGGAAGAATCCAGTGTTGGTACTGCCGTAACCCTTACCATCGTTTTTGTAAATGACATTGAAAGCATTCAATGGGTTTGGACTTTGTTCTTCAATAAAACCTGCTGTGTTAAATTGTGCTGGCACAATTTCAAAAGAGTAATTTACATTATTAATTTTTGAACTAAATGGATATGCTACTTGAACATTTTTTATATTATTGAAATTGTATATATCATTGTTTAAAGAATTAATTGTTTGACTTTGTGTTGGTTTGCCAAATTGGTTTGTTTCAGTAATTGAAGCATTTAGTACTACAATAAATTGTTCAAACCAATTTGGATTGTTTGGATCGTTCCAACGCACTTCTACATTACTTAAATTATTTCCCGCTGAATCACTGACTGGCTCTGATGTTTTTATTGCTGTTAGTTTCACAAGGCCACGTGCTGTTGAGTTACGTGCAGGTTTGTAACTTAACATGTTAGCTAATTTTAATATTGATTCTCTTCTTGATGCTGTGTCAACAAAATTTTCTCTTGCATTTAGATCAATTCTAAATGACAAACTTTGTCCTAGATATGCTAATAGATCAATGATCGCGATGAATTCAGATGAATTAATATAGTCATTGAATTCTTCTGGATAGTTTCTTGAAATGTAGTTAAGCATTGATTGTCTGATTGTATCAAAATCATATGATCTAAAATCAGCATCTGAAAAACTTCTATAGATTACTTTCCAATCTTCTGCCGCGAATAAATTTGACTGTCTAATTAATTGTCCCATTAGTATCCTCCTCCGCCACCGCCGCCGGATGATCCACCTCCACCAGCACCACTGCCAGCAGATCCACCGCCACCTGATCCACCACCGGATCCGGAGCTTCCTGATGCACCGTTAACGTTAAATTCAATGGACATCCGTTCAACTTGATTTTGTGGAAGTATTCTCAATGCAACATTGACTATTATACCATTTTCGAATCCAACTACATTAACGTCAACTAAACTTACTCTAGGGTCTTGCCCAACAATTTCTTTTGCATCTAATTCAATAATTTCTTTTGTTTGTTCATCCAAAGGCTCGTAAAGGTAATCCCAAATAATACTACCAAATGTTGGTAACATCACACGTTCACCTTTTGCAGTCATAAAATGATTGTAAATATCCTGTTTTATAATATCAGCATCGTATAACACACTGTTACGAGCATTTGGATTGCTAGAACTAAAACCACGATAAGTTTTTGTGCTTACATAGTTGCTTTGAGGGTTTTGCACTGATGATGAAGGAGAGACTGTGCGTACCGAATTCCCCATAGAACCATTGTATGTTGTTGGTGTGTTATATGCCATATTATTCCTTTAACTGCTACGTTATTAATTATTTATGTACAAAGATATATACGTACATAATAATAAACTAGATATCAAACATAAATAAATTTGTTATGAAAATTAAAGATATCGACGAAAATTTTAGTGGTGCAATTGCTGGTGTAGCCATGCCATTAAAACCCAAGAAAAAGTCTAAAAAAGAGGACGCTCAAATAGGTGGGTTTATTAGTAATACCAACAAAAGATATGGTCCTGCTAAAGGTCCTAAATTTACAGCAGGTGCTGGCATGAAAAACGCCACATATCCGTACAAAATAAAATAATTTGATTAACAGCATATATTATATAAAATCAATAAATACTTACATATAGGTGTTTAAATAATGAAAAAATATGATCAATATACAGCGGCTGATAAGATAGATGCACATCTACACGACAATGACATACACTACCTCACTGGAGAGATCACCAACGATAATGTTACTGAAACAATTAAATGGATCTTGTCAGCAAATTTAGCCAAAAAACCCAAAAAGACATTAAAGCTGTATATTAACTCGATGGGCGGAGATCTATATGAATCATTTGCATTGATTGATGTGATGAAGGACAGTTACCATCATATTTCAACTATTGGCATAGGTGCTGTGATGAGTGCTGGGTTGCTAATATTTACAAGTGGCAAACAGGGCGAAAGATACATTGCTAAAAATACAGGCATCATGAACCACCAACATTCAGATGTGATGGAATCAAAAATGCACGATATGAGATCACAAATGAAAGAAAACAACAACTGTGAATTAAGATGTTTGAACATACTGCGTGAAGCAACAGGATTTAGTTTAGCAGATATCCGTAAAAAATTAAATACTCCGAGCGATCAATATTTTACTGCAAAGCAGATGATTGACTTAAAACTGGCCGACCACGTTCTATAAAACATTTGATTTTCAAAAGAAATGGTAGTATAATATGCGTATGATAAATGTCATTACTTCTGGCTGTAGCTTCACTTACAATTCTGAGATGACTTGGGTTGGAAAACTTGAAGAACTTTGGAAAGTTCACAATGTGGCTTCTTGTGCCGCAGGCCAAGATTATATTTCAAGGCAAGCAATTGCAAAATGTGAAGAACTTAAAGGTCAACAAAATATTTTAATTTGTCAATGGAGTGGTCCACACAGGCGTGCATTTCTAAGCGAACACAACTTCGGATTTGAGAAAGGATCTCCATATATCGATAAAGTCGACGATGGTTACTGGATCAAGAATGGTGGGAATGGTATAGATAGTAAAGTGTCGGAAAATGAAAATGTAGAAAAACATCTGTTTGAACCTTATAGAAAAATTTACAACGAACAACAAAGTACTATTGAAAGTTTAGAACACATTGCAAGAACACAGTGGTATTGTAAACTTAATAACATACCTATGTTAAATTTTTGGTGGAAAGATGAATTAAGATTTTTTGAAGTTGATATATCATTAGTTGATTGGTCTTCATTTTGGTTCCATAAAAGAACAGGAGGCATGGCCGAATGGTGTGTTGATGAAATGTGGGATCCAGGATTTGCAGAAGGCAATCATCCTACAAAAGAAC